CCTGCTTCCACATACTTCAGACACCGAATCTATTGTGGGGATTCAATTTGGCGTATTCAGTCCAGATGAAATTATTCGTCGGTCTGTATGCGAAATTACAAATTGGTCTACTGCTGAAGGTAAACTCAATGGTCTATTTGATCCACGTATGGGTGTATTAGAAAACGGAAAGATTTGTCGTTCTTGTGGACAAAACAATCACAATTGTCCTGGTCATTTTGGCCACTTTGTACTTGCTCGTCCTGTTTACTACACTCAGTTCTTCAAGCTTTTAATGAAAGTTCTTCGTTGTGTATGTTTCAAATGTGGTAAACTATTAATTGATAAAGAGCGTAATGCTCATTTGCTCAAACTTAAGGGTGAATCGCGTTGGAAGATGGTTTTAGAAGCTGCAAATGGCACAACTCGTTGTGGTGAAGATACTGAAGATGGTTGTGGTAGTCGCCAACCCAATAAGTATAAGGAAGAACCGGTTCATCGTATATTTGCAGAATGGAAAGACCTTGAACTCCCGGAAGGAGTAGCAGCACCAGAAGGAGCAACAGTTACAGAAGATGGTTCTGTAAGTTTATCTATGCCACTTGAACCTGAATATGTTCACCGTTTACTACGTCGTATAACTGACGAGGATGTAGAATTTATGGGATTTAGTCGTCATTGGTGCCGTCCTGATTGGATGGTATGTACTGTATTACCAATACCACCGCCACAGGTACGTCCTTCAGTAACACAAGATAACAATCAACGTTCTGAAGATGATTTGACAAGTAAGCTTATAGATATTATTAAGGCGAATGCGTCATTAAAGAAGAAAATTGCCGAAGATCCTAAAAAACGTTATATTGATGAATGGACTAATTTATTACAATACCATGTAGCAACGCTTGTAGATAATAATATTCCTGGTGTAAGTCCTGCAGCACAGCGTAGTGGTCGTCTTCTTAAATCACTCCAGCAACGTTTGGGTTCAAAGGAAGGTCGTATTCGTGCAAATCTTCAGGGTAAGCGTGTAGAATTTAGTGCACGTTCTGTTATTACTCCAGATCCAAATATTTCAGTGAAAGAGCTTGGTGTTCCTATGAAAATCGCTATGAACTTAACATTTCCAGAAAAGGTAACAATGTTCAATATGGGTAAATTGTATAAGTTAATTCAAAATGGACCTGATAATTATCCTGGTGCTAAAACAATTCAGCGAGCTGATGGACGTACAATTTCACTCAAAAATGTAAATACAAAAACATTAGAACTCTTTGATGGTGATACCGTAAATCGTCATCTTATGGACGGTGATGTGGTATTATTCAATCGTCAGCCATCGCTACACAGAATGTCTATGATGGCACATATTGCCAAAATCTTGCCATACAATACATTCCGTTTAAATGTGTTTGTAACTGCCCCATACAATGCAGATTTTGATGGTGATGAGATGAATCTTCATGCACCACAGTCTATAGAAGCTGCAACAGAATTACGAGAAATTGCGGCAGTACCACTACAAATAGTCAGTCCACGTGAATCCGTACCAATTGTGTCTGTCGTACAGGATACATTGGTTGGTGCGAATCGTTTTACACGTCCAAATGTCTTATTTACCAAAAAAGAGGCTATGAATCTTCTTGTTCATGCTAAACAGTGGAATGGTATCCTTCCTAAACCAGTACAGGAAACACCACAGCCTATGTGGTCTGGACAACAACTTTTGTCAGCCTTACTTCCGCCCGTAACATTACAGATGCCTAATAAGTCTTGGAGTGATGCTGATGGTCGTGATAGTCAGAACTTCGTTAAGATTCTCAACGGCTCAATCTTACAAGGTATATTGGATAAAGATGTGTTTTCCAAAGCACTTCTACATATTATTTATAATGATTATGGCCCAGACGTAACCATTGATTTCTTGGATGCGTTACAGGCTATGATTGCTGCATTTCTTATGAATAGCGGTTTTAGTGTAGGTATTAGTGATTTGATTGCCGATGACGAAACGAATGCACTTATTAGTGATGCCTTACGTAAGTTAACAAAGACAATTGAAGATCAGATTTTACAGCTACACATGGGTCTCTTTGAAAATTCATCTGGTCGTACAAACCAAGAAGAGTTTGAAGGTAAGATTATGAATACGCTTAACAGTGCTGTAGGTGCTGCTGGTAAGATTGGTCTCAAATCATTAGCCGATACAAATCGTATGACAAATATGATTAAGGCAGGTTCTAAGGGTTCAGATGTTAACGTTTCACAGATGGTTGCTACACTTGGTCAGCAAGCGTGTGAAGGTAAGCGTGTACCCAATGGTTTCCAACATCGTACACTACCACATTTCAAACGTTTTGATGATTCTGCTCAGGCTCGTGGATTCATTACTAGTTCGTATATTAAAGGCCTACAACCAGACGAATTCTTCTTTCATGCTATGTCAGGTCGTGAAGGTCTTATTGATACAGCTGTAAAAACGGCAGATACAGGCTATATGCAGCGTCAAATTCGTGTAGCCCTTGAGGATTTAATTGTTCAGCATGATGGTTCTGTTCGCGACGCAACTGGTAATATATTACAACTTGCGTATGGTGAAGATGGTATGAATGCTACAAAACTCGAAAGTCAAACATTACCATTGGCTAATATGAGCGAAGCATCTATTCGTCAAAAATTCGCAGCAGATGGTGCTTCCAACGCCGAAGAGTATATTAGCGAAATATTAGAAGACCGTCGCATATTAGTAGAAAAGATCTATCAAAGCAAGCCACAGAAAAATGTACGCTATCCAGTCCATCTTGACCGAGTTATTAACGCTATAAAGTATGCATTTAATCTCAAAGAAGGTGAAGGTACAGTAACAGCTACACAAGTGTTAGATGCTCAGGCAGCGATTCTCAATCGCACTCATATAAATAATCGTTTATGGGGTGCCCTTGTGCGTTATCATATGAGTCCATTGAATTTGAAGAATTTAGGATTTACATCAGTAGCACTTGATGCCTTAACTGAACAAATTGTATTAAAACATTGGAAATCCTGGGTAGAACCTGGACAACCTATTGGTGTTATTGCCGCTCAGTCTATTGGTGAACCTGCTACGCAAATGACGCTCAATACTTTCCACTTGGCTGGTGTAGCTGCTAAGTCAAATATGACACGTGGTGTACCACGTTTGAAAGAATTGCTCAAGGCAACAAAAAATCCTAAGGCAATTGAATTAACAATTCCATTACGTAGAGACTTACGTGGAAATAAAGAAGAAGCACGTCGTGTAAGCCAGGAACTGGAATTTACATTATTACAGGATCTTGTTACTGTAGCACGCATTTATTACGATCCACGTGATAACGAAACACTAGTTGCCGAAGATGCTGAATGGCTTGCGTATATGGCAGCTTATGAACAAATTATACATCAAGCAAATACAGTGACTCAGGCAGACGATCCATTATCTGCTGGTAATAATAGTTCACCAGTAGAAGTTATACAAAAATCTCCATGGATTTTACGCTTTGAACTTGACCGACAGCGTATGTTTGATAAAAATATTACTATGGATGATATAGCATTCATCTTGAAAAACAGATTTGCTACTGAATTAGAAACACAGTATTCTGATTATAACAGTACACGTCTTGTATTCCGTATTCGTCTCAATAATAAAACAAATCCAATTGATGATCTAACAGTACTCAAACAATTACAACATAAGGTATTAAGTCAAACAGCAATTCGTGGTATTCCTGGCCTACGTTCTGTCAATTACCAGAAGATTAGTGATATTGTAGAACTCAAAGATGGTGAATATAAACCAGTTGACCAGTACATTCTAATTTCTGATGGTAGTAACTTCGCAGATGTCATGACACATCCAGATGTAGATGCCAGCCGTGTTGTTAGTAGTAATGTTCATGATATGTTTGAAAATTTAGGAATTGAAGCTACGCGTGCTACACTCTTCAAAGAAATTACAACACTCTTTGCTGAAAATGGTTCTAGCGTCAATTATCGCCACGTATGTACATTAATTGATAAGATGTGTCATAAGGGACGCACAATGAGTATTGATCGTTATGGTATTAACAAGAATGATATTGGTCCTCTAGCGAAGATGAGTTTTGAACAGACAGAAGATATTGCTTTACGTGCTGCTATCTTTGGCGAGCGTGATCCAATGCTTGGTGTAAGTGCAAAGGTTATGTTAGGTGCTCCAATTCGTGCTGGAACATCCTTCTCAGAATTGGTCTTTGATGAAGTATCAGCTATTAAGTTAGCTGCGTCTACACCTGAACAGAAACGTCGTGGTCCTATGGGTCCAGAAGTATATAATGAGGGTGAACTTGATGATGCCTTATATGGTGATATTGACCGTTCAGTCTGTGCGACTACCATGAATGAACTACAAATGAATGTAACAATTCCTGCTGCCCGTTTACAAACTGTGGAAGAGGAAATTGCCGATGTAGACATATCTATTGTAGAATAAATTTCTCAAATATACATAGGATGGAACTAGGATATCACGTATTTCCAAGCGGAAAACATTATACATTTTGGAATGATAATGGTACGCCAGTTTTTTTGCGTAATATTATCTTTTTAACAAATTCCGCCAATAAAAATCAAATTGCTATTGTACGTGAGTGGCCATTTCCTCATGAAAATCGTAAATCTACAAATATTCATAGTTGGGAACCCCCGAAGGGGCAAGCAGAATGGGATGTATTTGATGAATTTGGTATTAAACGAAATTCAATTGTAAGTCCATCTCTATTTGAAAAGGCAATGAAAGCAAATGTATTACGCGAAATGTTTGAAGAAGCAAAAGTACCAATCAATAAACTCAAAGACTTCAAACGTATGGATAAAGCATATCGTCAACCATGGCCAGAATCTGGTGTACCAAAAGCACATTTTATGTACCAATTTTGGACTGCAACCATAACTCCACAGACACTTTTGAATGCTAAGAAAGATTTACATGAATTAGCGGCTAATCCAGACTGGCGTGAAATGCTTGCTAAAGATTTTAGTGAGAAAGATGATATAATGTGGTGGTCACCTGGTAATCATGAAAACTATATAAGAGGTGGATTTAGCAAAAAAATGATAGATATGTATTATTCTTCATAAAAGGTATGGAGTATGATATTTTAGAAGTTTGGGGAACCGGTGGGCCTTCAACGGTGCCACTTGTTCTTCATACAAAAAAAACTATGACAAAAAGTCGTACAATTTACAGTCCTGAAAGCCGAGCCTTACAGCAGTGTAAAAATGAGATTGATATGTTTTACCAGGAGGGTAAATGGGATGATTATAAAAAAATTACAAATCCGTACGAATATATATTTCTTTCGTGGAATCGTCGTTCCAGTCGTTCTGTGAGTACACGACAACCATTAAGTCGTTCCTACTTTAAAATGATTGAACTATGGAAACGACTCGATCTTACAAATATTCTAGAAAATCTTGTAAAGCGTGATGGTGGTCTATTAACAGCCCACGCAGCTGAAGGTCCAGGTGGATTTATTGAAGCATGTTCAGTTATAGCCGAACGTAATACTTGGACATTTAAATCAGCAAATGCAATTACACTTCGTAGTGAAGCAAAAAATGTACCAGGTTGGCGTAAAGCCGCTAAGTTTCTGTTATCACATCCACAGATTCATATTCATGATGGAGCCGATGGGACTGGTAATATATTATTGTTAGAAAATCAGGACGCCTATGTTCATACAGTTCGTACATCTCATCC